GCTCTGAGTTACTTCCAGAAACTCGCTGAGGAGTGATCACTCATACAGTCTGATATTATCAGCACGCTTCAAGGTTTCACTCACATATTGGGTGGAACCTTTTTTATATTCCATCATATCCTCAAGGTCATCTATCACGACTGGAATATATGATTGTTTAAGTAAAAATATATTTCTTTTTTTCTCCTGAAGATTTTCTTCATATTCATAGTTAGTCACCTCTCTTGCCATGTTATTGGCGGTGATAACTTGATTAAGTTTTCCATCATAATATTGAACACCGAAGTCAGAAGGAACCTCAAGACCCTCTTTTACAATGGTCACTCCAATACTATTTTTTACTTCAAGACTTTCGTAGTGATGAATACCATTGAATAATGTGTCATAACTACCATACTTCGCTAGACAATATCTATCAAAGTCCAATTGAGATAATGGCCATTCGGTTTGTACGTTTACAATATTGTTTGATGTAAGAACAATCCAATCAAGGGTGGAATCATTATACACCTGTGCTGCTACATTATCTGGTCTATCATCACCTTGTATTTGATACTTAGTGAAGAATGCTAAATCTTGAAAAATGTCATCACGAATAATCCCCTTCTTAAATAAATTCTTTACAGTAATATAATCCGATATCTTTGCATCAGGAAGTCTGCTAACATATTCAAAGTCAGGAAGTCTAGAAAAATAGTTTGACATTTTAGAATCCTATCTCCGAATAACCTGAACCATTACCCATCTCAGCTAATGTATCAGCAAACAAGAATCCAGGGAAGTCATCACCAGTCAGTGTAGTATCATAATCTCTGGAGAGAACTGGATCAAGTTCAGTAAACTGCATGGTAACCCTGTATCCGTGCATCACGCCGTCTGGGAATGTTGCATATGTCCCTTGGGGGGTGTAATCAACATTAAGAGATCTTAGAGCACAATCTTTGAACTTATTTATCTTCGTATGTTCCATTCCCCGATGCATATATTTTAGCTGAAAAATCCTTGGAGACTTGAGGAAAAACTGACCATCGGTGGTCTGGGCAACCATTGATCTTTTGAATAGATTGATTATACCAATAACCTGATCAGCTTCTGGTCTACTTCTCGGAAGAAAGAGATATGTGAAAGAAAAGTTTCTAAGAGTTGGATTGTTGAATAATAACTCAAGGTTTGGATTGAGTATCCGACCACCAAATCTTGATTGAATGGAATTAACTGTTTGGTTTCCTGCAAAAGATCCGAGTGCAGACTTCGCGGCGTAAGATCCTATCAATCCAGTTACACTCCCCTCAGCATTATTAGCGGTAAGTCCTTGTACCATGTTGCTCAAAGTACCACCTTTCATTGAACCCACTGCTTTCCCGTCGTCATCTTTCTGCACTGCGTTTAAAAACGTTTGTAAAGCAGCACCTTGAAGGAAGTTAAGTGAGTTGTTTTGATAATCAACTATTGTTTGATCACTCGCTCCCCCAATAATAGGTAGAGTTACAAAGTCTGCTTTGCCACTTATTCTTGAACTTGCAGCATTTTGGACACCACCTTTAAACTTTCTAGGCAGTCTATTAAATATTTTTATTTGCAAAGTGTCTTGATCAGTCTCATCTATATCAAGTGGATATCTAAATGATGATGGTTGTCTAGGAGGAGCTTGAACGCCTGGTCGGGGGGTTGTTGGTTCGTCAGCGTTGAGTTGATTATTTTTCTTAGATGGTTCTAAGTTAGCTCTCTGATTTTCTGGGACACCTGCAGATTCAGGACCAGTAGATTGCCAAGCTTGCTCTTTTACATTTTTGTAAAGTTCAGATTGCCTCGTATTGTTAGCACCGTTCTGATTTAACTCATTTGAAAACTCAGCTGGTGCCACACCATCCATTGTTGGATACTCAGGATCAGAAAATCTATATTTGCTTTCTCCATCTTTTAATATCGCAGCTGGTTGCCAGTTATCTTCTTTAATAATATAAACAACTCTATCTCCACCTATCACTTTACCAGAAGAATCTTGCTTTGGATAAATGACTGATCTGTGATATACTTTAGTGCCATACTCTGGTGTTCCAGGTTGCCCTAAGACAGGATCATATCCATCTTTTCTTCCAACAAATGTGCTGGATGTTTTTGATACGATTGCACCAGATTGAAACTGTGCCGCACCACTTTTTACTTCACTTGCACTGCCAGTTTTAAATGGCACACTCTTCCATCCAAATAGTGGTTCTTTTAAATCATCTAATAGATCAGATGCTGTTGCCATTATAGTTTTTTATCTATTTAGTGATAAACTTTCCATAATTTACAGACAGTAAGTCATCAAGTTCCTCTCTCTTGACGATATAAACTTGACCTACAATCTCTCCCCAAGTATATTGTCTAGTCTCCCTATGATGAAAGTTTGTTCCACGGAATCCCCAAGCAAATAAATCAGTGACTGCTACTAGAGGATGTTGATCATATCTTAAGTTAGGAGTCTTAGCATTGTATACGAAAGTACAGAGTGTTCCAACATCTGGAATCGGTGTCACCGTATCGCTGAGTGCTTCCATGATGAACATCATTTGTTGTTCCTGATCCATGGTCTCACCATTAAGAATATCCAGGATCGGTTCGATGCGGTTCATTTGATTCCGAGTTCTCTCTCTGTTATGATCTTAAACTCTATTCTACGATCAGCACAATACTCTTGTGCTGCTTTCCACTTCGCTTGATTGACTGCGTAGGTTTTGCACTCATAGATATATGATTTTGTCACTCTTGACTTTTTCTTTGGTGGTGCAGTCTGTTTCTCTGGTTTGACTTCAACAACATAGGTTTTGATCTTACCAGTAGACTCCTTTACCTTGATTAGAAAGTCAGGAAAATATCTATGAACTCTATTATCAATAGGAGAGATGTATGGAATACAAAACTCTTCGGATCCCCATGCTAAAATGTTTTCGTTGAGGTCACACCACCTACAAAACTTGCGTTCCCAACTACTTCGGCATATAATATTACTTGCATCACCCTTATATTTCCTTGGATGCGAAGGTTTGTATTTACTTTTAATACTTTCTCCCATACATAATATATAAGGTTAAAAACTATTTAGATGCTTAAAGCAACATCGATAGATAAAATAAAAGCAAATGTATTAAGACCTGCACTTACATCGCAGTTTCTTGTGTATGTTCCTAAACCTAATGATAGGGATATAAGACGACAACTTGATGGTATCTTAGGTGGTGAAACGGGGCAAGAAAAACTGATGCTAAACTGTTGTGAGGCAAGTTTACCGGGGTCACAGTTTGCCACTTCGGAAAGTAATGATGATCATACTGGTGTCACTGAAAGACATGCTTACAGAAGGATTTTTGATAATAGGATCGATCTGACCTTCTACGTCGATGCTGAAGATTATTTGCCAATAAAATACTTTGAAGTATGGATGAATATGATTTCGGGCGAAGATCTTGCCAGTGCTGATATTAAAAGTAACACTTATAACTACAGATTTAGATATCCAGATGATTATGTATCCGATAATCTCACTGTATTGAAGTTTGAAAGAGACATAATCACACAAAAGAGAAGATCAAATCCACTTGAGGATATTATTAACGTTGTTGCAGGCACAGATTTTGGAACGACCCAAAACATTCCTTCTGGTAGATCAATACAGTATCAGTTCCTTAGATCATTCCCTATCGCGGTGAACTCGATGCCAGTGTCTTACGAAACATCGCAACTTTTAAAATGCACTGTGTCAATGGCATACACTAGATATAGCTTAAACAATGTGAGTTTGAATAATCTCCCACAAGCAAGAACTTTAAATAGAGGTTTGCCCAGTCTTGAAGATGGTCTTGGGTCTTTCTCAAATCCTAACTCAATATTGAGTAGAGCAGCTGAAGCTGTCGCTCCTGCTGGGGTAGATTTAGCAGACTTCTTGAGATAACCATAAATAATCACACTGAAAAACTCTTCGGGACATTATGCCTTTACCAAAGATTGCTACGCCAACTTATGAACTTGAGTTGCCATCTACAGGAGAAACAGTTCAATATCGACCATTCTTAGTTAAAGAAGAAAAACTTCTTGTCATTGCACTTGAGAGTGATGATACCAAACAGATTACAACTGCCATCAAAGCAGTGATCAAAAGTTGTGTGCTCACAAAGGGTATTAAGGTTGAACAACTTCCAACCTTTGATATCGAATATCTCTTCTTGAACATTAGAGGTAAGTCAGTTGGTGAGGACATTGAAGTAAACGTAATCTGTCCTGATGACTTAGAGACAGAGGTAAAAATCAATATCAACTTGGATGACATTCAAGTACAAAAGAGTGATGATCATACTGATAAGATCAAACTTGATGATAGTATTATGATGCAGATGAAGTATCCATCTTTGGATCAGTTCATTAAGAATAACTTTGAAATCGATGACAAGAACATGATGGATCAATCGTTTGATCTTATTGCATCATGTGTTGATAAGATTTTTACTGAAGATGAGGTTTGGGCAGCGGCGGACTGCACTAAGAAAGAAATGACAGACTTCTTAGAGCAGATGAATTCTTCACAGTTTAAACAGATTGAATCTTTCTTTGAGACAATGCCTAAGTTGTCTCACTCTGTCAAAGTCAAGAATCCAAAAACCAAAAAAGAGAGCGAGGTCGTGCTGGAGGGCTTGGCGTCTTTTTTCGCATAGGCATGGTTCACATGAACCTTGAGACCTACTTTAATCTCAACTTTTCTTTGATGCAATATCATAAATATTCATTAACAGAAATAGAAAACATGATGCCCTGGGAAAGGGATATCTATGTTCAAATGTTAATGAATCATCTTGAAGAAGAAAAATTAAAGCAGCAGCAAGCGAATGCCTTCCGATGAAACTATCACTAATCCATTGAATCCCAGAAGGCGTCGTATATCTTCTGGTAGTTTTAGCGCAGGTAGTATTGCATCTAAACAGCTAACACAAGGTGTTCTTAACACAAAACTAATCAAGAGTATCAACATTATTGGTGAAAGATCCAATGTTAATGCAAGAAAGATATCAATAATCAAAAATATTCTTGGTTATCAAAAGAGTGAGTTAAAAGAAAACCTATCAGCGATCAGTCCTCAAGCATTAATGTTGAGGAATCTTGATGAGATTCTTAAAGCTATACGGGATGAAGATAAGCAGGAGAAGAAAGATAGTGAATATGAAAGAAAGAAACGTGAAAACGAGAAGAGAAGATTAAGAGAAACAAAACTAGAAGAGAGATTTAAAAAGTTAAAACAAGTTGTTGCTGGTGTTATATCGCCAGTCAAGAAAATCTTAGATGGTATTGTCAAAGCTTTCATAGCATTAGTGGCTGGAAAGTTTTTTATTAAACTGCTTAATTATCTAACCGATCCAAAAAATCAAAAGAAAATAGAATCGGTTACGAAGTTTTTATCAAATAATGCGCCAAAACTTTTCGCTGCATATGTGCTATTTGGTACACTATTTGGTAGATCAGTAAGAAAACTAGCGTCCTTCTTAATAAAAGGTTCGCTGAGATTAGCAGGTGCTGGTGCTCTTCTTTTAAAAAGATTAGGACTTAAGGGAGCAGGTCGCCTTGCTAGAACATTTTTAGGACCTAAAGGAAAGTTAATATCGTTCGGTATTGAGGCACTTGCGACAGTGGGTGCTTTTAAAGCAATAGAAGGTTTAGTATCATCATTAAGAGGTGGTGGAGAAGAGAAAGCATTCTCTGGTGGTGGACTTGTTGATGGTCCGTATGGAAACGATCGTGTGAATGCGAGACTCACTGATGGTGAGTTTGTCATGTCCGCCCCTGCGGTTGCTGCCATTGGACCAGCAGTTCTTGAAAATATTAATGAAAAATATGGAGGATCCAACAAACCTAGAATGGTCAGTGGCACCCTTATGGCACAAGAGGGTGGTATGGTCAATAGGGAGAGAGCGACTCAAGCGGGTATGTTCTCAACCAGAATAGGAAGAGGTGTCCTTGATAACATTGGATATGGGTCTGGCGACTTTATGTTTAAAGGTCTACCCGCAGGTGTTGAATACAATCCTGCGTTTAGTGGTGCAGGAGATAAACTTTTTGGATTAAATCCTCAGGGCAAAAAACTTACTGATTTGTTTGGATTGAGAGGTGCCTTCGGAGAGTTAGCAGACACACAATATTTCAGTCCAGATCTCGGAACAGCTATGAAATATGCTGGTGAAGGGGGATCAGTTGTATCAATGCCTAGAACAAGTGGGTTTTCAAGTTTTAAAAATCCATTAGGATCAAATGTAATGAGAGGTTTCGATCCATCTAAGGGTATCGAACAACTAGTGAGAACCTCTGATAGTGTTGCAAGTGCAGCGGCAGGAACCACCAGAGTGATGAATATGAACAATCCTGCATTACAGAAAATGGCAATGCAAGGACTCAGAGCTGGAGCACCACTTGCGAGAAGGTTGGGTAGGTTCATTCCCTTTGCCGGTGCTGGTCTTGCCGCCGCTGATGTTGCTGATAGGACTGCGAGGGGCGATAATCTTGGTGCTGCATTAGGTGGCATATCAGCGATTCCCGGTCCAGTTGGCATGGTTGGAGCAGGGGCTCAGATGGTTTATGATGCATCTAGATATCAAGGTGGACCAATACGAGGCAGATCTGGTGCAAAGAGAGCGATGATGGCTAGACAAACACCATCTGTTGTCATTCCAGAACCACCGATGAGAAGAACTCCACAAGTTGTGATGATGGATGGGGGCACCGAAATGATTGGAGCAGAACCATCAGCAAGACCATCAACACCAACACTGCCCAATATTCCCATCTGTCCTCAGAGTGCGAACAAAGCAGACGTATGTGGATATACGAGGATTAGATAATGATTAATACTCAAAAGTTTCTTAAATCAGAAAACTCTGGATCTTTCTTTGAGAGAGCGAACAGAAAGTTGATATCAGTCAACAGTATGTTGAAAGGATCTTTAGCGCAAAGAAAGGCAAGACAAAGGATTAAGAAGAAACAAGAGGAGAGAAGAAAGAGAGAAGAGGAAGAAACTAGACTGGAAGATACAAAGTCTCAAAAAAATCCTAATAATATATTGAAGTCACTTCCTCGTGGACCAAGGGATTTTATCTCATCATTTAAAGAAGCGATCGGTAAGATTCTCTTTGCGTTTTTCTCTATCAAACTTTTGAAGGCATTGCCCCTCTTAAAAAATATTCTTCCAATGGTATTTGGAGCGGTAGACTTTGTTTCTGGTCTAGGTGTTGGATTGATAGATGGATTGGCAACATTTATTGACTTTGGATATAAAGCCTATGACTCCACACAAGGTTTCTTAAAGAAAGTTGGTGGTGATGGTTTTGCTGCAGGGTTTGAAAAGTTTATGGGAGCAGTATCAACTCTCATAGACATTCTATTACTCGCAACTGTTGTGAGAGGAATGGGTGATTTTGGTCCTGGAAAACCAAAGAAACCAAAAGCAAGAAGATTAAAGTTTCTAGACTTTAGAAAAAAAGGTAGAGGTATATTACCACAAAAACCAAAATCAAAACCAATAAAACCTACTGCTAAAGGAGGTTTACCAAAAAAAGCACCAGTTCCAAAACCAGCACCAGTTCCAAAACCGGCACCAGTACCAGTTGCCAAACCTGTTAGGACCCTTGTTCCAAAAACAACAAGAGTAAAAATATCGGCACCAAAACGTGCCATATCTAAAACACTTATACCGAGATCGGTTCGACAATATGTTGGAGCAGCGTTGGATCCAGATGGACCAGGAGCACCTGGTGACATAGGGTCTAATAGAAAAAAACTATCTGCCGAAGAAAGATCTTCTAGAGCAAAAAGGGCACTGAAAAAAAAGTTGGTGCCAAAAGCTGCATTTGATTTATATGACCCAAACAATCCATCAAATTTTAGCATTAAGAGCACTAAAGAACTGATTGAAGACTTAACTAATCAGTTATTAAACCCTAGGACAAGACCAACAACAGCGGATGGAATAAGAGCGATACAGGATCAGATTGATGATTTAATATTAACGAGTAGAGCAGAGCAAGAACTTTTAGAGTTATCCCTTGAAAAACAATTTGGTATTCAAAAAGATATTAAATCAGCTCTCGATGATGTTGATCCTACAAAAGGACCCTCTGGAAAAACAGGACAGCAGCTTCTGGATGATTTGCTTCAAGTGCCTAAAGAA